TCCTGCACCCCCACAAAGAGGTTATGATGGTGGAGATGGCGTAGCTTCTTCTATTACTGGCTCATCTGTTACAAGAGCAGGTGGTGGCGGTGGCTGTGGAAGATTTGAAAATGCAGGACCAGTTGGTCAGGGTGGAGCAGGTGGTGGTGCACCGGGTTCTAATCCTGTAGATTCACCAAATCCGGGTGGAACTGCTAATACTGGCGGTGGCGGTGGAGGAACTGATTTAGGTAATCCACCATTTAATCCAGTTGCAAGTGGTAATGGTGGTTCAGGGGTTGTTATTATTAAAGAACCTGAAGTTAATTTTGTAAATAATGTAAGTGGAGTATGGGATATGACTGCACTTTACGATAATGTAAAAGCAGGTAGTTGGGTAAGTTAATATGCCAAGATTAATAGGAGCAGCACAAGCAGTAACCACTGACACTCAAGCAGAACAAATTACAACTTTTACTTCTAGTGGAACTCTTACTACTCAACCAAGAACAACATCACTTCAATATTTAGTAGTTGCAGGTGGCGGAGCAGGTGGAGACACTGGTGGTGGTGGAGGAGCAGGAGGTTTTAGAACTTCCGTTCCGGGTGCTACATCAGGTGGTGGAGCTTCAGCCGAATCAACAACACCCGTTTCAGGTGGTGCACCTTATCCAGTTACAGTAGGAGCAGGGTCAGCAGAAGTAAACAGAGGAACATACGGAACAGGTAGTAATTCAGTTTTAGGTACACCAAGCCCCATTACATCTAATGGTGGTGGAGGTGGTGGACACCGTTTTTCTTATGTTGTTGGCGGAGACCCAGTTGGTCAACCCGGTGGTTGTGGTGGTGGACATAGTAGCAATGACCCATTAGTGCCTGAAGGCACAAGTGGAACATCAGGACAAGGTTATGGTGGTGGGTCAAAAGATGTTGCTACCAACTCAGCACCAGGAGGCGGAGGAGCAGGGTCAGCAGGTTCAACTGCGTTTACACCCGGACCGGGAGTAACAGGAAGTGGAGGTGCAGGTGGTAATGGAGTTGCATCAAGCATAACAGGTTCATCAGTTACCTACGCAGGTGGCGGTGGAGGTGGCTCATCTCCAAGAAATTCTGTAGCTTCAGGAGGGTCAGGCGGTGGCGGAAATGGAGCAGCAGGAATCGGAGGAACAGCAGCAGTAGCAGGAACAGTCAATCGAGGTGGCGGTGGTGGCGGAGGTGCTAACGATGGAAACCCCGCAGGAGCAGCAGGTGGTTCAGGTATAGTTATAACTAAAGAAGTTGCAGTTCCTTTTACATCAGCATCAACTTGTTGGGATTTAAGAACTGTATATAGACAAATTAAAGCTGACGAGTGGGTATAATTAAAATATATTTTTAATTTATGAATCTAAAATATTATTACTGGTACTTCCAGTCAGTTATACCCGAAAGGATATGTGACGATATTGTTCGTTATGGTAAAGAGCAAGATAAAGAAATAGCTCTTACAGGTAATGCTAATAAAGATAAGTTAACTAAATTAGAACTAAAAAATATTCAAAAGAAAAGAAAGTCTGATGTGGTATGGATGAACGATAAGTGGATATACAAAGAAATACAACCTTACATACATCAAGCTAATGTAAATGCTGAATGGAATTTTGAATGGGATTGGTCAGAGTCTTGTCAATTTACTGAATACAAAAAAGGTCAGTTTTATGACTGGCACTGTGATTCATATATTGAACCTTATAACCAACCAGAAAACCAAAACACACATGGTAAATTAAGAAAACTTAGTATGACTATATCGCTTACAGACCCTGATGAATATGAAGGTGGTGATTTAGAGTTTGATTTTAGAAATCAAGATGAAGCAGTACAACCAAGTATTTGCACAGAGATTAGACCAAAAGGAAGTATAGTTGTTTTTCCATCTTTTGTTTGGCATAGAGTTAAACCAGTAACTAAAGGAATACGAAACTCTTTAGTGTGTTGGAACATAGGATACCCATTTAAATGAATTTTAAAAAAGATAAATACCAAGTAATTAAAAGTGCTATATCAACAGAACTAGCAGATTTTTGTTATCAATACTTTTTAAACAAAAGAGCAGTAGCAAGACATTTGTTTGATGATAGATATATTTCACAATTTACTCAATACTTTGGAATTTGGAATGATGAGATGATACCTGAAACATATTCACATTATGGTGATATAGTTATGGACACTTTATTACAGAAAGTAAAACCTGTTATGGAAAAAGAAACAAAAATTAAACTGACTGAAACATATTCATACGCTAGAATCTATAAAAAGGGTGATGAATTACATAGGCATAAAGATAGGTCTTCTTGCGAAATATCTACAACTATGCATTTAGGTGGAGATGAGTGGTCAATCTTTTTAGAACCATCAGGCGAAGAAGGAAAAAAAGGTGTAGAGGTTAAGTTAGAAGCAGGAGATATGTTAATTTATAAAGCCTGTGATTTAGAGCACTGGAGAGAACCTTTTGAAGGTAAAAATTGTGGACAGGTATTTTTACACTACAACGACTCTAGTAGTGCAGAAGCTAAATTTAATAAGTTTGATGGTAGACCGATGATTGGATTACCGGGCTACTATTCATCAAATCGTGTTTGAAGTTTTTAATTGTGATTACATATCGAAAGTAAACAATAAACAGTTTCAGAAAGATTTGATTGAGTACACAAAAAAAACTAAATGTTGTAATAAAGATAATTGTAATCACCCAAAAATACAAAGTGATTTAAAAATTGATAAAGCTTTTAAAATAATTGATGATTCAATAAACAATCTTTTTAAAAGTTATTTAGGAACAGATAAGTTTGAGTTTACCAAAAAAAATGTGTGGAGTTATTACGCACCTAAAGGTTCTCAATTACAGAATGTGATGCATAATCATATGTTTAAAAAAGAAAAAGGTTTACAGATTTCTGGTTTAATGTACGTTACACCAACAGAATTAGGTACTAACTTTGCAGATTTTAAAATAGAACCTGAAATAAACAAATGGTATCTTTGGCATTCGGGATTGTTTCATAACCCAGAAGGTGGGGTAACACCTAAAGATAGAATTGTTTTAGCTTTATCTAGTGTAATAAATAAATGCATATAAACATTCCAAACTTTTTATCAACAGAAGAATGTGAGTTAATAGAAAAAGTTTTGTTAGATAAAGAAAAAGAAATACTTTCTTTACCTGCAAATACAGATTATTACTCAGGTACAACTGCAAGGTATGAACATTATAACTTTTTAAAGTACATACCCGAAGTAAACATAATAGAAAAGTTATTTGCTTTACCTATTATGCAAGATGAAAATGAATGTTGGATACAGTGTTGGGGTAATGTTCTTCATAAAAATGAAGAGATACCAATGCATAATCATGGACAGCCTGACAGTATTTTTTATGCTTGTAATATATTTATTGCAGGTCCAGAAAATTGTTTTACTTATTATGATGATGTGGGTCATGTTGATAATAAGACAGGTGAGCTTCATTTGATTGATTGTCACCTTTTACACGGTGTAAAAGAAAACAAAGACGAGCAGCCAAGATTATCAATTGCATGTGATATACATTTTAAAGACCCAAAACATTTTGATAATTATGATACAAGAATTATTTACGCAAAAAGAGATTAATATATAAAAGGACTTTAAAATGGAAATGGTATCACCTTACATTGTTTGGAATGTTTTAATAACTTTAGTGTTAGCTCCAATCTGGTTTCAGATTAGACAAAACTCTTCAGAGCTTAAAAGACAAGACATACTCATTAATAAAACACGTGAAGAGATTGCAAAAGAGTATGTCACAAAACTAGAACTAAAAGATGATTTTAATCTTTTAATGGAAAGAATGGAAAAATTGCATGAAAAGGTTGACAAACTCTTTGAAGTTAAGTAAAATATAATATAAGTATATAGGAATTGTAATGGCAAGAAATAAAAGAACAAAATTTAAAGCTTACAGAAAAGACATGAGCAAAGGTGGTAGAGTTAGTTATGCTGAAGGAAATAGAGTTGAAAAAGATACCCCTTTAAAAAAAGCTATAAAAAATAAACCAAGCAGTAGTCGTGGTGAGCAAGAGTATAACCAAGTTAAAAACATAAAAACTCCTACATCTCCAGGAGGAACTCCTCCGGTTACACCAGCACCTACACCAGCACCTACACCAGCACCAACACCGGCCCCTACTCCTGCACCTACACCAGCACCAACACCTGCACCTAGAAATGTTCCAGAAATAGACACTCCTATTAGTGAATCTCCATCAGGTACTATAAGTCCTGCTGCAAGAGAAAGAGAATTTAGAGTTGATGAGTCTGCTAAACGTCAAGAGGATATAGCTACAGGTAAACTTGGAATAGAAGAATTAGGTTTAAAAGCAGAAGCTGCTACAGCTACTGTAAGTGCTGATGAAATTATTGACAAAGAAGACCCTAAATTTAAAATAGACCCGACAGGAATACCATTAGATTCAGAAGAATATGAAGCTAGAGCTGGTACAGACGAACAAGTTAGAGAAGGAGTAAGAGCTCCCGATGTTGGAGCACCACAACCTATTACAACTTCAAAAATTGAAGATGTTGCTCAGATTGATAAAGCTCCAGACTTAGAAGCTGCTCAAGGTCAAGTATCAGATGAAGCTATAGCTCAAGCTGCTCAAGTAGATAG